GGCGCCAGGGCTGTCCTGAGCCTCCCCAGGGGCGCCAGGGCTGTCCTGAGCCTCCCCAGGGGCGCCAGGGCTGTCCTGAGCCTGAGCCTGAGCCTGAGCCTGAGCCTGCTCCATGCGGACCAGTTCAAGCGCCAGCAACCTGACCGCATCGGTGGAGCGGCATCGCCTGACGCCTGTCAGGGCATGGTCGACCAGCTGCGCCACGTTCCGGCTCATATCGGCGCGGAGGGTATGCGCGGCTGGTATCGCGTAGCCGTTGGCGATGCGGCCTAGCACACTCGCCACATACGGGGCATCGGACACGCGCTGGCCGATGGTCACGCCCATGCCCGTAGCCTTGCCCAGGGCTTCGATGAACAAGTGATTGCTCATGGTCCCGAGTAGCGTCCGCATGGCAGGGAAAAACCCTGCTTTGATTTCAGCCGCTTCGATCCGCACATCCTCCAGACAATTCGTCCAATGGCGGACACGCTCGCCGGCGGCACAAGCCCGCTCCCAGGCGCCCCGGTTGCTATGCAACACGTGGCAACATTCGTGGACGATGAACGCCACCAGTCTGTCCGCTTCCGCGCGGGTTAACACCGCGTCGGGTGGCAACCCGGGCATGTTCAGCGTGACCAGGGGCTTCCGGTCGGACCAGTTGACGGAGGCTGTTGCGCCCCCGTTGGTGGTGACGACAACCTCACGCGTGATTTTGCCCCCTTCCCGCAGTGCCAGGATTTTGGTGGCGGTCTCATGGGTGGCGTGAACCACGTCAATGTAACGAGGCATGATGTTTCCCCTATCAAACGGTGGTGAAGCTGGCAGCGGCAGCGCGCCCAGCTGGGGATGGATTGGTAACGGAGGGGTCCGCCGGATCAGATGAAACGGTCTTACCTTTCAGCGCCCGCGCCACATTGGTGTGGTCATAGGCCAACAGGCATTGTTCGCGTAGCGTTTCGACGTCCTGTTCAGCGGCACAGTTCAACACTGCGCTCTGGAACGCATACTCCGCGTCAACGCCATCCTGCAAAAGCTCAGACCATGCCAACAACCGACGCAAACCTATCCCATGGGACAGCTGTTGATTGTCGGCAGCGGCACGGGTGACGGTTGCAGCTGAAACCAACAGTTCGGCGAGTTCAGGTGTGCAACCGGTGTAAGCACAAATCACGTCCGCCTCACGGTCACTCGGCAGATAGTCCACGCGCACGCGCACGCCGAACCGGTCAAGGAAAGCAGCGTTCAAGCGATTGGTGTCAGTATATCCGCGCCTCGCCCCGCCACCGGTCCCGTTGGTGTTGTCGGTGGTCAGGAACAATACGCCCGGTGCGACAACGACCTTGCGGCCAGTCTCGGCAACGAACAGTTGGCGGTTAGCCAATATATTTTGGAGGACGAACAATGCACCGGGGCGCGCAACACTCGGTTCATCCAAACAGATGACGCAACCCGGGGTTTGGATAGCCCGTGTCAGCTGTCCATCCTGCCAAGTCACGCCGCCTGATGCGTCGGGCACGGTCATGCCGACGAGTGTGCTGGCGTCGGTGCCGGTGTCGCAGGAAATCAAAGCGAACGGCCGGCCGGTCCTCGCGGCCAGCTGTTGCGCCCATTCGGTTTTACCTGTGCCGGCGGGACCGAACAGCATCACGTTGCGCCCGCGCGCCAGCTGGGACAAAGCGGTCTCGGTTTGGGGGTGTGGCCAAAGATACCTGTCATTGATCTTGGGGGTGTCGGGATGGGTGGCATCCCAAATCGCGGTTGTGCGGCTGGCCATGGTCCCGGTCACGCCGAACAGCGCGTGCCACGTCTCGCTGATCCCGGTGGTTTTGGCGGTGTGGATCGGGCGTGCGCCCGGGACCACGTCAACGGGGACTTGCACTTCGACGCGTTCAATCACGGTTACGGCAGGCTTGTGCGCATCAATCACCAGCTGGCGCAGCTTATCGTCCAGGCTGGAGAAACCGCCCGTCATGATCAGGGAACGAATTGATTGCAATTCTGTTTCGATTGCATCGGTGGCGTCGGGTGCGTCGGGCATCGGAGCGGTGTCCTCCCCAGGCAACGCGCCGAAAGGCGGCGTGTTGTCGATTGCTGCGTTGTGGTGGGTCAGGGCGGCATCGGCGGCATGCAATGCGTTCCGGGCGATAGCGTCCGGATCGACATTGAGATGGCGCAATGCGTCGTAAAGATTGCCAACTGTCAGATCATTGACGCGCCGGCCGTTCAGCACGGTGTTGGCTTCGGGATGGGTGCGTAACGCGTGGCGCAAGGCGCCACGGGCAACGTGCGATGGATAAGCCATTTGATTGGTGTCCTTTGGTGTGGTGTGGTGTCGTGGTGTCGTGTCTCGGCCCCCGGTTTAGTCACACCGGGACACGACACATAGCATGACAAAAGCACGGGACAAAGACAAAAATGGCTCAAATCGGTGAAATATCGACCAGGGGCGGGTGGCGTGGCTCGCCCAACAGCATTGCGGCGTTACTGCGCTGTCAGGTCCCGTGGGCAGAGCAGCGCAAGTGTAAGCGTTGCGGTGACCTTGCGGTGCGAGGGTATGATCATTGCCGGCGACACGGGGCGAGGTGGTTCGCGGGTGATGGTGGAGGACGCGCCGAAAGCAGGATGCTTTGTCGGATGGAGCGGCTCGGGTTGCTGCCGCTGGAATTACTGGCGTTGCCGGTGTGGCGGGACCTGACCAAAATCCGCCTGGCAGAGCGCGCGCCGGCTCGCCTGGCACTGGTGCAGGCATGGGACAAGCGGGACCAGGCGCCGCTTTACTGGTCTCGGGTGCAGCGCCAGGCGATGGCTACTGTGCGTCAGGCGCCACGGGTGCGAAGGGAAAGCCCATGGTCCGGACACGGGTGACAAAGAGGGACAAACGAGGCGGGACCGGCACGGGACCAGCGCAAAGCGGGCTGTCAGGGCGGGACACGGTCGAAACAGAGCGTTATGAAACGATAGCGTTACGATCGATTGTCGAAAATTTGGAGGCTCCAGCGACCGCTCGGGTGCAAGCTGCGCGCACCCTGGCCGAGATGGACGGGCGGATTGGCCGGCATCAGGTGGCTCCGTCCCGGGTGGCGTCGGAAGGACTGGCCAGCCTGTCCCGGGACCAGCTGGTCTCGGAGCTTGAACGCCTTCGAGAGGTGTGCGATCTAGGGCTAACCCCTTGGTCCCGTTGACTTATTCCCTCCCTGACCAAGGGGAGGCGGTGGTCCTCGCCCCTCGTCCGCCGGTCCTGGGACGAGGCGCCACCGGGCTATCCGCCCCCTCCCGGGGGTCCCGCCCGGCCGCGTTGAACCCATGATCGACCCCGCGACCAAATCCGTATTTTTGGAAGTTTCGTTACGATGTCGACCCTGGGAGAAAATTCGCGCCTCTCTATGTTTCGTTTCGCTTGTGCATCGCACAAGATCGCGGTTTTATAGGTGCTTGTTCGATGGTCCTGCGATGACGTCTCGGGGCTTGAAAACCCTGATCAAAGGGTTGTTTGCATTTTTTGTCGCGTTGATTGTAGTGTCTCCGACATGACGTAGCAAAGACACCCTGCCATGACCGCGATCTTCAAGGCATCATCGGTGCCTGTGCCCATGCCTGTGCCTCCGGTCCGGCAGTATTCGTTCACCGATTGGCAGGTGAACAACCCCACTGCGCCACCCCCCGGCGATCGTATGGACGCGGAATGCGACCGCGCCAACGCGGCGATCACGCGGATTATTGACTGGATAGATGCCGGTGTCAGCGCGCCGCTGCCGTCGCCGACTGACGATAACGCGGACAATGACGCGGCGTATTCCGCGGCGCTGGCGAAGGATTATGCCGATGTCACCCAGGCATGGGCCGAACACATGCCGGATACTATCCCGCCCAATATTCTCGCGGTGATGGGGGTTACCGGGGACCACTGGTCCTCGCGGTGGTGGGCGCATCAGGCGGCGATCACCTTCGGTGCCCGGCAGCGGCTGCAGAGCCTGTTGTATCGCGCCACCGCGAACCAGACCGTTTTTCCGCTCACCACGCCCGATCTCGCAGGTCATACCTACGCGATCGTCTCGGTTGAACCGCTTGACGTTTTCGTGAACGGGGTGCGGTTGCCGCCGGACGACCCCAACCCTGGCAACGGTGACTGGACCCTCGATCCGGGCGCTTCGACGGTGACGTTTCTGACCCCGTTGCTGGCCGACAGCATGGTGCAGATCGATGTGCTGTCGCCCGACCTGGGGTCGCTTGACGGTCTTTTGGGGAACTACCTGCCGCTGACGGGCGGCACCATTGCGGGCGGCGGGATTTTTATCGACTGCAGAGCCTATCAGCCGATGCTCGATACCACCGCGAACTCGGCTCTCCTGGTCCGTTGGACGAATACCAGCACGCCGGGGGCGATGCCGCCGAACAACGGGGTGTCGGCGCCGATCAACGTGGTGGCCAGCGATTATGCCGGGGCCGTCCAGTCGATCTGGGGCGTCGCGGTATCTATGTCCGTATATTCGACGATGTTCGGCACCGCGGGCGTCGGACCATGGCCGCAGCATGTCGGCGGATCATTCACGGTTTTCAAATACGGCAACTGTTACGTTGCCGGCGCGCACCTGACCTCGGTGGAGGCCAAAAACAACCCGAGTTCCCTCACCGGCCCGTTGCACGGGATTGAAATCGCGCACCAGGCCAATGCTGACGATGACGGAGGGTTGGCGAGTGCGCCGGGACTGCGGTTCGGCTTTCACATGAGCCAGGCGCAGCGTATTCCAGCGACTGGCACGGGCGATCCATTGACTGATGGGAAGCCCTGCGTCTTCGGCGTAGGCTACGGCCAGTCGAACTCTGGCGGGTCCACCACAAAGAGCGCGTTTGCCGCCGTTGACTCTGTCACCTATCAGGTGTTCGACGCGCGTCGGGCGACGGCGCCTTCCGGGTATACCGATCCGGTCGCGGCACTGCGTATGGCGCAAGGACAGATCATCGATTTCAATGGCGCCGCCACGACGACCAAAGCAGGGTGGATCGGACCGGCTGGATCGTATCTGCAATACTATGCGAACTCCCGCTTGCGATGGGTGACGGATGGAACGGAAGTGTTCAGTATCCGTGACGACGGGCTGGTGCAATTAGAGGGCACGCTGCTCATAACTGCCACGCCAGTAGGCCAGCCGTCCATTACGATTTTACAAGAGGAATTTATCTCTTTCAATAATGCCGGTAATCGGACTCTCAAGTTCACCGCGGTGGGCGGGCCTCAACGGCTAAGTTATGCCGTTGCGGGGACTGATATGTTCAGCATAGCTGATACCGGGCTGGTGACGACCAAGGCTTTGGCTGTCGGTGGCAGTGTTGGGTTCAATGGCACCGCCCCGATCGTCAAGCCGACCGTGTCCGGGGCCAAGGGTGGCAATGTGGCGCTCGCCAATCTGCTGACCGTGCTGGCGGCCTACGGGCTTATCACTGACGGCACGGCGGCATAGCATGTCCTCGCGCAACCTCGATCTTGGTTTGGCGGCCTCCAGCGGTATCACTGTGCTGCCTGATGTCACCACGCTGCCGACTGTCAATCAGGTTATGGCGGTCACCCAGATCGCCGGCACAGTGGTCAGGACCGGGTTCGTCAACCCACCGCCGTCCGCCGGCATGTTGCCTTTGATCGGCGGCACGTTGACGGGACCACTCAATCTGACGGCGCCGCAGCCTCTCGATTTCAACGGTGGCGCCGGTAATTATCTGCAGTATTACACCGCGACGGATGGTCCTCGGCTGCGCTACATGGCCGGCGCGACCGAGGTGTTCAGTTTCACCGATACCGGCACGTTGTCGCTCGGCATGACGGCGGTCGGCAACATCGCGATACAGATCGGCGGCTCACGAGGCGCCGGGCTAAGCACGGCGGTGGCGACACTGACCGGCGCGGCGCTGCGCCTTAACACTGAACAGTTCATTTCGTTTACAAGTGCCGACAGTCGGACGCTGAAATTCACGGCAACGGGTGGTAATCATCTTAGTTACGCAGCTGGTGCGAACGAACTCCTGAGCCTTACGGACACGGTTTTGCTGACCCTCGGCTATAGCACGGCCAATCCCGCGCTGATCATCAATGGCAACGCCAGCACGAATAAGCAGATCCGCTGGCAAAGCAATGGATTGCTGCGTTGGGCGATGGGGTTGGTGAACAATGAAAGCACCGGCAACGCGGGATCGAACTTCTTGCTGCAGAGCTACGACGATACCGGCGCCTCACTGATGGCCAACGTGCTGACCGTCACGCGATCCAGCGGACTAGCCACGTTCGGCGGCGCATTGACAGTCACCGGTGCCGCGACCCTCAGTTCCTCGCTGCGTGTCAACGGCACCGTGGGTTTCAACAACACCGCGCCGGTCGCCAAGCCGACTGTATCAGGCGCCAAAGGCTCGAACGCTGCGCTGGCCTCGGTGATTGCGGCGCTGGTGAGCTACGGCCTCGTCACTGACACCACCACTGCTTAGGACGCGCATATGGACATGCAGCCGATCGAGCCGAACAAGCCGCTGAGTGTGACGCTCACGGCTGAGCAGTGGAACGTCGTGATGGCTGCGCTCAATGAGCTGCCGCATCGCGTGGCCAGGCCGATCGTGGACGCCTCGATGGCGCAGCTGCGCCAGCAAGCCCTGTCGTCCCGGATGTCTATTGAAGACGTGGCGCGTGTGGGTCCGGATGGACCATGAAAAAGGATCAAAGCCATGCCTCCTGTCGATCCGGAAACTGTCGCCTTGATGTCTACCTATCGCGTGGGTTATCTGCCGCCGAAGCCTGAAAGTCTGGCCCCGGGCGAGCTTTACGTTGAGGTGGCGCCGCCTGATCAGGGCGCCCCTCGCCTCTGGGTTGGCGCACCCAAGGAATTGAATTTTGACGGTCATCTCGCTCTGCTGGCGCAAGCGTCGACGACTGATGACCTCGCACCGATCAACCTGGATGTGCCCCACTGCTACCAGGAAGGTGCCAGTCTCACTTGCACGATGGGAAACTGGACCGGCAGGCCGGATGTTTACGCCTATCAGTGGAAACTCGACGGGATCACTGACATTGGCGACGGCAGCCAATCTTACGCCCCTGCGCCTGCCGACGTCGGTCACACGATCACCTGTGTGGTGACCGCAACCAATGCTGTCGGGCCACGGAGGCGCCGCCCTCCAACGGCGTCGTTGTTTGAACGATCATAAGTTGCCCTTGAACCAGGAACCATCACCATGGCTTTGGCACCCGCACCACACACGCCGCCGGTTTTTCGCGTGCTCAAACAAGCGTGGCGGGACTATCTCGCCACGGGCGGCGGCCTTGGTCTGGTGGTCAACACGCCCGCCGGTCAGGCCCACACCGCGCCGATCACGGTGACCGGGACGGTCACCGCGGATATCAGCGTGCCGGTGCCAGTCCATGTCAGGGCGCAGCTGGTGCAAGGCGGTAGCGTCGTGGCAACCCAGGTGACGCCCTCCAATGCCACCACGGGTGTCTATACAACCACATTTCCCGCCAACGCCGCCGCCGCCGGCAGTGCGACTGTCGCGGTGACGACGACCATGGTTATCGCCCCGGTGAATTCGGGCGCTTTTACGTTGACCTGATCTGACCTGAAAGGAGACCCTTCGATGGCATCCTCCCCGACGCCAGCACCAACACCGGCACCGACACCCGCGTCGTCGGTGAAACGTTCACCTGTGGTGGACGACCCGCCCGGCAAGGACGGTTATCAGGGTGTCCGCGCTGATGCTGAGTTCCCGCCGGTTCCTGACTACGCGGCCGGGACCAATCCGCCGGGGACCAATCCGCCGTTCCCGCCTGCCCAGGACCCGGCGCTGGCGCCTATCCCGGGGATGCTGCCGGGTGTGCCGCTCGAGGACTATCCGAAAGCCGGCAAGCCACCGGTCAACCAGCACGAGCAGGAACGCCAGAAAGAGCGTCAGCAGGCACAGCAGGCGACCCAGGCCGCAAACGCGCCCCCGGCGACCTCACCGCCGCATAAATGATTTCTGACCTCACGCGTTACGAGCTGGTCCTCAAGCGGCTGATCGCCATCATCGACGCGACCACGTCGATGCTGGCGTTCACCCGTCTGATGATGCCCTCGCCGCGCTTCCCGGATGATCCCGATCACTCACGCTACGAGGTGCAGCGGTTTCACGAAGTGATCTGCGCCGCGCTGGAAGAACTCGCCGCCGGACGTATCAAGCGGCTGATCATCAATCTGCCGCCGCGCCACGGTAAGACCCAGCTCGCCAGCAAGATGTTCATTGCCTGGTTCATCGGCCTGCACCCCGAGCTGTCGACGATCTTCGGCACCTACAACGAGAAGTTCTCGCAGGACATCGGCCGTGCGGTGCGCGACATCATGCTGTCGCCGGCCTACGCCCAGGTGTTTCCCGAGACGATCCTCAAGGATGACAGCCAGGCCAGCGACCGGCTGGAGACCACCGCGGGCGGCATTCTGGCCTTCGTGGGCCGCGGCGGGACCACCACCGGGCGCGGCGGCGATCTGTTGTGCATCGATGACCCAATTAAGGACCGCATGGAGGCGGACAGCCCCACCATTCGCGACACCCTGTGGACCTGGTTTTCCCAGGTCATCGCCACCCGGCTGATGGATGAGACCGGCAAGATCCTGCTGATCCAGACCCGCTGGCACCAGGATGATCTGATCGGGCGCCTCACTGACCCGCATAATTCTTACTATGATCCCGAAGAGGCCGCCGAGTGGCATATCATCGATCTGCCGGCGCTGGCGTTCGATGACGGTAAGGACCCGCTGCACCGTCGCACTGATGAGCCGCTCTGGCCCGGCCGGTTCGGGACCACGTATCTCAAATCGCTGCAGCGCCGGGACCACCGGGGGTTCAGCGCCTTGTATCAGGGGCGTCCCTCCCCTGCCGGCGGCACGTTCTTCTCGGTCGACTGGCTGCACACCTACAAGCCCAACGACCTGCCCTCGAATTTGCGCTGCTACGCCGCGTCAGATCACGCGGTGGCGCTCAAACAAGGGTCTGACAAGACCTGTCTCCTGGTCATTGGCGTCGACAAGGACGACACGATCTGGGTCCTCCCTGACCTCGTTTGGCGGCAGATGACCGCCGAACAGACGGTCGAGAGCATGCTGCGCATGATGAAGCTGCATAAGCCGCTGTTCTGGTGGGCGGAACGCAGTCACATCAGCAAATCCATCGGTCCCTTCCTGCGCAAGCGCATGCTGGAAACGCACACGTTCTGCTCGCTGATCGAGATGCAGCCGATCGCGGACAAGCAGACCCGCGCGCAGAGCATCCAGGGGCGCCTCGCCATGAACCGTGTGCGCTTCCCGGAACGCGCCCCCTGGTGGCCGGCGGCGCGGGACCAGATGCTGAAGTTCCCCTACGACGCGCACGACGACTTCGTAGATACACTTGCCTATATTGGCCTGGGCCTCACGCTGCAGGTGCCGGCCGGCGCCCTTCGTAAGGACGATGACCCGGACGGCGGTTATCGCGGCGCTCACGAGGAACGCACGTTTGGCTGGCTCAAGCTGCAGCGTGACCAGGCTGAACGCAGCGTGAAACTCGGCTATGCCGGGGGAGGGTGGTGATGCCGGATCAGCAGGATATGCAGGCATATGTGCGGGGGCGCCTGGCGGGGACCCAACTGCCGCCGCAGCCCACACCGGGCCCGATGCAGCAGTATGTTCTCGCCCAGGGCGCACTCGGCTCGCGGGTGCCGCGAGACACAATGCCGGACAGCCCGCGGTATCTGGAAGACTTGGATGTCGCACCTGGTCCCCGGCCGCAGAGCGAGGAAGACCAGGCGCTGGATGCTGTGTTTGCGCAGAAACAGCAGCTTAAAAACCAGATCGACATGGCTGAACAGCAGATGAAGCAGCTGCCTTTAGGCTCGCCTGAACGAGACAAGGCTTACGATCAGTGGGTCGGTATGATCAAACAGTTTGGTCAGCTGAATGATCAGTTCAAAAACACGTTCCCGGGGGCATGGTCTCAGCGCCTTGTCGGTGTGGATCAGAACCGAGGCCCTGACGTGAACACGATGATGGATGCTATCCAAAATCGTCAGGCTCAGCCACGTCAGCCGTTGCCGCCCTCGGCGCCAGGCGGCGTGCCCTACGCCCCGGCGCCATCTCCGGTGGTCCCACAGCCTCCGGCAACCGCAGGACTGACTTCATAATGTGCTTCTCGGTTCTCTGGCTGGTGCAAACACTCGTTTGGCTGGTGGTTGTCTGCGGCCTTGTGGCAATCCTGATGCTCCTGCTGCCCATCGTCCTGGGCTGGCTGGGGGTTGCCGGTGACCTGGTGATGCGGGTGATCCGCATCATCGTCATGGTGATCGTGATCGTCGCTCTGATCTGGTTCCTCTATGACCTCTACGTGTGCGCCACGGTCGGTGGTGGGGTTCTCAGGACCCCTGCCCGATGAGCGATTTCATGGGACCAACGCCCGGGGCGGGACCACCAGGAATGATGGGACCACCGCCGGGACCAGATCCAACCCTGTCCCAGGTCCCCGGCACGGACCAGGCCACCATGGTCCCGCGCGACCGGCCCAACCCGGATGATCCGCGGCGCAAGCTCGTCAATCGCTGGCAGGACCGCGTCAAGCGCGCCAAGCGGCACTGGCGCGTGCAGTTCAAGCGCATGCGCGAGAACATGGAGTTCGTCGAAGGCCGCCAGTGGCCCGATCTCTCCAAAGAGATCGGCAAGCGCGATGATCGTTACGTGGCGAATATCTGTATCCGCCACGTGCTGCAGCGCACGGCGGAACTCTATCCCAACAATCCGACCATGCAGGCGAAGACCAAGACCAAGCTGATCGCGCAGACCTGGGACGGCAGCGAACAGCAACTCGTGCAGGCGCAGCAATCCGCCATGGCGGCGGCGCAGGTCGGCATGCCGCCCGATCCCAACAGCATGGCGATCCTGCAGGACGCAGCGCAGGTCAAGCAGTTCGACGCGATCATGCAGAAGATCGGCCGCACGCTGGAGTTGCTTTACGAATACAACATCCAGGAGCAGACGCACTCGTTCAAGGCGTCTATGAAAATGTCGATACGCCGGGCGATCGTGACCGGGGTCGGCTACGTCAAGCTGGGTTTTCAGCGGGCGATGAAAATGGCGCCCGAGATCGAGCATCGCATCGCCGATATGTCGGAGCGTGTGGCTCATATCGAGCGCCTGGCGTCGGATCTGTCTGATCGCGAGATCGAGCCGGACAGTGCCGACGCCGAAGAGCTGAAACTAGCGATCCGCAGCCTCACCGCCGAAGGCCAGCTGGTGGTGCGCGAGGGTCTGTCGTTCGACTACCCGGACAGCACGGCGATTATCCCTGATCCACGCTGTCGGTCCCTGCGCGGCTTCCTGGGCGCCAACTGGGTGGCGCAGGAATATCTGCTGACCCCCGACGAGATCGAAGAGATCTACATGGTCGACGTCGGCAGCAGTTACACCGCCTACAACGAGGACGGTAATTCGACCGGCCACGAGCCGACCGGCGAACAGCACTATCAGGCCGGCTACGGCAGCAACGCCGATGACGGCCCCGACATGCCGCTCGCCTGTGTCTGGGAGATCTACAACCGCAAGGACGGCACGGTGTATGTCGTGTGCGACGGTTATCCCGAGTTTCTGCAGGAGCCGACCACGCCGGAAGCCGAGATCACCCGGTTCTGGCCCTGGTTCGCCATCGTGCTGAACGAGGGCTACGACGAAAAGACCCTGTATCCCCAGTCTGATATCGACCTGATCCGCGACATGCAGCTGGAACTCAACCGGTCCCGCCAGGGGCTGCGCGAGCATCGCCGTGCTAATCGCCCCAAAACGGCGGTGGCGGCGGGCCTGCTCGAAGAGCCTGACCTGGAGAAGCTGCGCACTCACCCGGCGAACGCGCTCCTGGAACTCAACGCCCTGGCCCCCGGCCAGAAGATCGACGACGTCCTGCAGGTCATCAAGATGCCACCGATCGACGCCGCGGTGTATGACACCTCGCCGGTGTTCGAGGACGTTCTGCGTGTTCTCGGCTCAGACCAGGCGGACCAAGGGACCACATCGGGCAACGCCACGGCGACCGAGGTGTCGGTGGCGCAGTTCTCGCAGAACACGGACGTCACCAGCACCGTCGACGACATCAACGACACCATGACGGAGCTGGCGCAGGCCGCCTCGCAGATCCTGGTGCTGAACGTGTCACCCCAGACTGTGACCAAGGTGGTGGGACCAGGCGCGGTGTGGCCTGCGCTCGACCCGCAATCGGTGGCGGACAACGTCTGGTTGGAGGTGGACGTTGGCGCCAATGGCCCGCCCAACCGCCAGGAAGACGTCCAGGTGCTGACCCAGCTGGTGCCCCTGCTGCAGCGCATCCCCGGCATCTCGCCGGAGTGGTTGGCGCGGCAGCTGATCCGCCGCATGGGCGAGGACATCGATCTGACCGAGGCGTTCGCCGAGGGCACCCCCAGCATCGAGGCGCTGAACCAGCTCATGGGGCGGCCGCAGGCGCCGCCAGGGGCGCCAGGACAAGGCCAGGGACAGGAAGAGGACCCGGGACCAACCGGGGCCGGACGGGGACCACCGCGGCCGCCAGGCCCCGGCCAGGACCCGACCGCACAGGGGCCGGTCGGCATGGCCAACGCGATGACCGGGCCGGGCACCCAGGGTCCGCTCGGGCCGCACGTGCCGCCGCTGCAGATCTACGGCGCCAACGGCAACCGCCCGGGGACCGGTGGTCCCGCGCGAGTGCCGGGCCGCAGTCAGGGCATGCCGACGCCATGACCCACGACTTCGTGCTGACGGAGGACCGCGACGGTCGCCCGGTAGCGCATCGGTTGGACTGTCCGGTGATCGCGAGGGAGCGTGCGTTAGGCAGGCCGATCTTCACGTTGCTGGCCTGCAAGCGTCCGCTGCCGACTGATTTCAACCGCCATGCATGCCTCGTCACGCGAATATCGCGTGACGGCATGACACAACAAGCGTAGCCACAGGACACGTGCCGACACACAACACCAGACCAACAAAGGACCCAGCACCATGGCAGGCTATCTTGCGTATATCATGCCGCTCGAGGGTTCACCGGGCAGGCCGGATAACTCCCTGCCGGGCGGCGGTGGCCCGGTTGACCCGGGGTATGGCGTTCCCGAAGGCGGGCGTCCCTCGCATCCGATCGCGCTACCACCTGGCTCTGTCGGTGGCACCCCGGAACACCCGATTTACACCCCGCCGGGGCATCCTGAGAACCCGATCGTTCTTCCACCGAATAGTGTTGGTGGGACGCCAGACCATCCAATATATTATCCACCGCAGGTGTGGCCCCCCGGCGGCCATCCGGCCCATCCGATCGCGCCCGGAGGGCGTCCGCCAGGCATCTGGGGTGGGGCGCCACCGTATCCCGATCAAGGGCTACCCGGTCAGCAGCCGGGCATCTGGCCAAGCCCTGGGCGGCCTGACAACAGTCTGCCGGTGCCGCCCGACGTGTGGCCCCCGGAGCCGATCCCGCCGTTGCCGCCCGAGCTGAGCAGCCAGGTGGTGGTCGCGGTTCATCGCCCCGGCCAGGATTGGGTTGTGAAGTCATATCCGGTCGGGCCGGATAACACCCTCCCGAGCCAGCCGCCTTATGTGGACAATACGCTGCCACCGAGCGCGCAGCCGCGGCGCTGATCGCCGAAGTGAACGATGAGGGGGGTGTGTAGCCCCCCTCAAACCCCCGGAGGTGGCCACGTGATGGTCAGCATCCATGCCACGGCGGCCACCGTTCGACGTCTTACGCTGGGCGTTTTTCCTGCTGGCGGGGATGGTCGCGGTCCAGCTGAGCGAGACGCTGCTCGCGGTGGCGGCGTGTATCTACATGGCGGTGTCTGGGCTTTCGAAGATTGGGGCCTGCGCCGAAGTCGGGATCGTCACCCAGATCCGCGAAGTGTTCACCGAGACCCTGACCGCGGTGCTGGCCCTTCTGTTGGCCGCCCGCCGACCGCCCGGTGAGTGATCTGCTCGCCTCGGTCAGCGAGAAGCTCGTCAAGGCGTTGCCGCCAGCCATGCTGCTGCTTGTTGTGTTCAACGTGCTGACGCTGGGGGCGATGCTTTACGTGGTGCAGCACAACATGACGGCGCGGAACGAGATGATCCAGCGGATCGTTGCGTCGTGTCTGCGCCCGCAGCCATAGGCTCTTCGGGGGAAGGCGCCGCCAAAGGGTGACCCCTTGACGGCGCCCGCCCTACCGCCGGATGATCTTGATCTTGACGCTGATCAAGATCACTATCAGCGGCAGGAACTTGTGATGGGCTAGCATCACCTGCTCCTTCCGAAACGCCGGCAGGATGATCCCTGCCGGCGTTGTCGTTATAGCGGGGTTTTCCGTAGTCCTGGCAACTTGGCGTCGGGGTGCTACAGGCCGGACGGGAATTGAACCCGCGGCTTCCTACTTTCTGGCCCTGTCACAGGCGGCTGAAGGTTGCTCTACCACTGAGCTACCGGCTGAGCGGTGACTAAACGCCCACCAACGAGTGGCTGTAGCCGGCAGATTATAGCCGGACCACGCCTTTTTCGCCATGGCATCGAGTGTCGCGTCAGGGGCTTGAGGACCAGCG